CTATCCTTTTTGGCGCTCGCTTTGGCAGACAATGGCTGTTTTCCGGTCCCGCTTGATCGCCAGACCTCGCCTGAGTGCCGCGATGGCCTTGTCTATGGCCGGGCAGCGCTGGCAATTGCCGGTTGCCGCCAGCAGCGCGGATAGATTGATGTTGATGACCATCGAGCCGCTGAATTCGTCGATGTTGATTGTGGTCGCAGGCTGGTTGCCCCTATCCCGCTTTTCCCCGCGATTATCCACGTTGTCGTTGTCTGGTAACTCTCTGATCTGACTCTTAATTTCTTCTGATCGGTCGGTCACGATATACTCGCTTAGGTCGTCTGTAAGCTGCCAGAAAGGACGGCTAGCCTAGGACCAAAGGCGCATACGATCAGCATCAAAATTGACATAATGTGTTCAAATATTTTCCGAAGCACACATCTGGTTATGTCTGTTTTGGCTATGCCGCACTTTTCACGAGTCGCAGCACCGCCGCCATGCTCATTTTCGTGCTGCCTTTGGCCGCCTGCTCAACCTGCATCTCGTACACCTGAAACGCTAAATTCATGAGGGTTTCGGCTTTCCGTTCCTTGCCTAATTCCTCAAGTAATTCATACACGGCCGTAAAACAGTCGGCGAATAATTCCCTATCAAAATCAGTGTGTTGCGTCCCGCTCGCGGCCATTCGCATTGGCCCCTCACCGGTCAAAATCCAGGTTGGGTTGAAGCCTTCCTGGCGCAGTTTTAGAAGCGTCTCCCCGCTCGGATAGTTGAGCCCGCGCTCATAATTCTGCCAGGTCGTTGCGCCAAGTTCGAGGCGGGATGACAGCATTTTCTGAGACATGCCCAAGCTATCGCGGATGAGCTTCATTCTTTCTGCAAGGTCTTGGTTTGCCAATGTTCTATCTCCCAACACTGGCATCAAACCCTGGCACAGCTAGCGCGTGCCACACTTCACTTAACATATTGAAATAAAACGTATTTGCCTCTCTGCACTGTTTATGCCGCGACAAAATATGTTTGGCATCATTTTCTATGTTCACAGTCTCATTTTTCTGTGTCATGTTTATCTCAGTAAGCAACTTTCACACCCTTTGAAAACCGGCCCTGCCAGGCCGGTTTAAACGGAGATTAAATGCGTCGGGCCGCACCTCGTATCTGGCATCCAGAGGACATCAAGGCAGCCATCCGCAAGCGAGGCATCTCGCTGGCCAAGCTAGCCCTCAACGCCGGCTTTCCCCGGCACGTCTGTCAACACGCATTGCACGAACCCAACTCGCACGGTGAGGCTCTTATTGCCGGCTTCCTGGGAATTGCTGCGGCCGATATCTGGCCGCACCGCTACAACCCCGATGGGACTCGCCGGCATCAATCTCGCCGCGCTTGGAAATGTACGCGCCGGCCGGACGACCGTCATCGTGAAAATCAAGAGGCGGCCTGAACATGGCCCACGCCTCAAGCCATCTCCCCGGTCGATCGCCCTCGTCGACCAGCAAGCGGGAGCAGCCTGCCGGACGACACCCCCAAGGCGTCCGGCAGGCATCTAAACAGGCCCTCGTCGAAGACGCCATAGCGCGCGTCTTTTACGGCACGGTCAAAGATCTCGCCCGCGCGGCGATCGAAGCAATTGAGCAATGGGAAACCGACCATGTCGCGCACTCCTGACACGCGTCAGTTGACGCTTGATGCCATGTTCATGGCGCCCGCACCAGAGGTGCGCCAAGATGCCGGATGCCTCGATCTTAGCCAGCGCGTCCGTGAAGCCTTAACCGACACTCTCGCCAATGCCAAGGCCGGCGGCGTCGGCACGATCGATCGCTACACTATAGCGGCGCAGATGAGCCGCACATCGGGCCGCGAAATATCCAAGAACATGCTCGACCGCTATTGCGCCTCGTCGGCCGAAGATTGGCGCTTTCCTCTTGAGGCACTGCCCGCGCTGGTGCAGGCCACGAACGATTACCGCCTTCTCGACGTCATCGCCGAAGCTTGCGGGTGCCGCGTCTTGCGCGGCGAGAATGCCTGGATTGCGGAAGTCGGCGCATTGATGGCGGCACAGCAAGAGATCAAGCAGCGGCTCGCCAAATACAAGGACGTGCTGCCGACTGGCATGGCCGACGAGCTGATGGCGCGCGCGCAAAAGCGAGTTGGTGGGAATTGATGAAGGCTTTTACCGCATCAGAGCTAGCCGCGTTAGCGCTGCCGGAGATGCCAGCCGACGTCAGTGCGATGGTGAAGCGGGCAAAGCGCGAACAGTGGGAAGGCCAACGCAGATCCGCGCGCGGCGGCGGCACAGAATATCCGGCACAACTGCTCATGAAGGTGTTGCCGGAACCGGCCAAGGAAGCCCTGTTAAAGTGCATATCGGCAGAGACGGCAGCGCTTCCCGCCGTCGTCGAAATGGCCGCGACGCCCACCGCTTCCAACCAGAACAAGCCAACCGATCCAACCCTACTTGCTGACTGGCAGCGCAACTGCGCCAACGCACGCGCCGCGATCATCAACGAACTGGCGACCATCGCCGACTTGATTGGTGTCGACCGCGCTGTCCGCCGCATGATCCAGCTTGCGGATAGCCGCGAGATGCGGCCCGAATTGCTGGCCTTGGTGCCGGTTGCCAATGCGCGAGCCGGCAAGGATGGTAGCAGGCAGCTTTCCTATCGGACGCTTTATCGCTGGCGCACCGACTACGCGGGCGACGGCTGGAATGGGCTGGTGCCACTGGATGCCACCAGGCCAAAGCCGGTGCCGGCATGGGCCGCCGATCTTTTGAAACTCTACCGCGTCCCTACCAAGCGGTCGCTGGCCGCCGTTCTCGATGAGTTACAGCGCCAATTGCCGGCGGAAGTTGCTCCGCCATCCTATGACCAGGCGCGTCGATTCCTGGCATCGATGTCAGTCGTCGATCGCGAGCGCGGCCGCCATGGGCCAAATGGCCTGCTGAAATTCAAGGCGTTTAAACGACGCTCAACCGATGGCCTGGAACCGCTTCACGTGGTGACCGCCGATGGCCACACCTTCAAGGCCGATGTCGCGCACCCGATCCACGGCCGTCCCTTCCGTCCCGAGCTTTGCTCGGTGATGGATGTTGTCACCCGCTACATCCCCGGTTGGGCCGCCGGCCTCGCTGAAAGCTCGACCGTGTTTTCCGATGCGGTGCGCGATACGCTGCAGAACCTTGGCCAGTTCGGCCTGATCTACATGGATAACGGCAGCGGCCTCAATTCGTCCGTCATGACGGACGCTGATATGGGCATGCTGGCCCGTGCCGGCGCCACCATCACCAACTCGATGCCGGGCCGGGCACAGGCGCGCGGCAAGATCGAGCGGTTGCAGCACCTTTTCAAGTCATCCGCTCGCGAACTCCCCACCTATAACGGCCGGGATATGGACAACGAGGCCCGCCGCCGCGTCACCAAGCGCGTGGCGGCCGATCTCCGGGAGCGTGGCGGATCGCTATTGATGATGTCCTGGTCCGACTTCCTTGGTTGGGTCCAGGACAAGGTCGATGCCTATAACAACCAGCCGCATCGGTCGCTAAAGAAAATCCGCGACCCGCAGACTGGTACAATGCGCCACATGTCGCCGGCCGAAGCGCTTGCGGAATTCCGCGCCAATGGCTGGGAGCCGGCCTTGCTGCCGGCATCGACAATCGATGATCTGGCGCGGCCTTACGAGATCCGCACCACGGTGCGTGGCGAGGTCAAATTGCCTTGGGGCCGCTACTTCGACCAGGCGCTTGTGCCCTTTGGCGGTGAAAAGGTCCGCGTCGGCTACGAGATCAAGAACGGTGAATATGTTTGGGCGCGGACACTGGAAGCCGGTCGCCTGATCTGCAAGGCCCGTCGCGATGCCAACGTCATCGCGGAACAACCGGCCTCGAAGATCGAGCATGCCTTGCAGCGCCGCGCGCAATCGCGTGTCTCCCTCTTGGATCAGCATCGCGAAGAGGCCTTGGCCGAATTGGGCCAGAGCCCGATCGAGCTGCAAGCCGACCGGCCGATGACGCCCGAACTGGCGGCGACCATGGCTGTATTGGAAGCGCAGTTTGAAGCCAGCCTCGGCTATGCCGCCACGCCGGCAGCGTCACAGCATGATGATGAGTCCGAGGATATGAAGCGCTTCCGCCGAGCCATCGGCATTCACCGCGCTCTCAATGCCGGCCTGACGGTCCCCGACGCGGATAGCGGCTGGTTCAACGGCTATCGGCAAAGCAGCGAATTTCGAGGGATGTTTGCCCTCTACGAAACCTACGGAGACGAAATGTTCTCCTAAAGGCGGCGGCCCCGTTCTGGAAAACGGAGCCGCTGATTTTGAGTACCGCAAACCTGGAGTATCTACAAATGACACAAGCACCACAGACCGTCAATACGATCGCGCCCCTGCGCAATGTTGCGCTCCTATCGACCCAGGTCGATGTCCTGATGAACCGCATGGACGGCGCACCAGGTCTTGGCTGCTTCTATGGCCCGGCCGGCTATGGAAAGAGCTTCGCGAAGATCTATGCCGCCAACAAGTTCCGCGCCTATCACGTCCAGGTTGACGATACCTGGACCCGCAAGGTCTTGTGCCAGGAAGTATTGCTGACGATGTCGGTCGCGCCCGCCGGCACCATCCCCGAGATGGTCAAGCAGATTGCAGAACAACTGACACTCTCGCGCCGGCCGCTGATTATTGATGAGGCCGATTTTCTGGTCAAAAAGTCGATGATCGAATGCTTGCGCGCTATTTACGAGCGCAGCTTGACGCCAATTGTGTTGATCGGGGAAGCCGATCTGCCAAAAGCTCTCGAACGTTGGGAACGCGTTTACAGCCGGGTCTTGACCTGGACGCAAGCAGAGCCGGCGACCCTCAGTGATGCGCGCCAGTTGGCCAAGGTCTACTGCAAGGAACTCGATATTGCGGACGATCTATTGAAGGCACTGTTTGACAAGGCTCATGGATCTGCCCGCCGCGTCGTCAGCGGTCTGAGCGTTATCCGCAATCAAGCCCAGGGTTTAAACGTCAAGCAGATCAGCGCCGCCGACTTCAAAGGCGACTTCTTCCCGCACGACCGGAAAGGCGGCCGGTAATGGCTGGCCGCAAGATGAAAACCTTCACGATGTCCCAGCTGGCCGATGCGATCAGCGCTGATCGCGACGCGGTGCGGACATACGTCCATAGCTTGCTAAAGGGCGGCATCATCGCACATCACGACAAGGTGCCGGCGCCAACCGGCGTCTTCGGCGTCAAGCCGACAGCGAGTAATCTGTCGCAGGTCTATCGTTTGGTGCGCGACGTTGGGCTTGAGGCTCCCCGTCTGAAGCGGGACGGCACACCGTGCCGGCAAGGCCTCGCGCGCGAGCAAATGTGGCGCACCATGCAGGAACTCGTCAGCTTTTCTCCCCGTGACCTGGCTGGCACCGCCAGCACCGATCTAATTCCGGTCTCTGAAGTCGACGCCAAGGCGTATCTGAAGGCGCTGAAGGCGGCCGGATATCTGCAAGTGGTCAGGGAAGCCACTAAGAGGACACAGGCCTGCTACCGCCTGATCAAGAGAACGGGACCACTGCCGCCGATGGTGCAGCGGACCAAGGTGGTGTTTGACCAGAACCTGGGCGAAATCGTTCATCATGAGGTGGACGCATGAGCGCCGCAGCTAAGGCCAGTTGCATCACCAAGGCGCGGCGCGCGTGGGGGGATGTCCTGCCGGATTGGATAGAGACCCTGGCCCTTGCCTGCGATCAGTCAAGTCAAGCACAGGTCGCCAACAAGATCGGCAAGTCAAAAGCCACCGTCAGCCTGGTCATTGGCAATCAGTATAACGCAGGTTTAAACGCCATCGAACAGGCCGTGCGCGGCGTCTTGATGGAAGCCAGTGTCGAGTGCCCAGTCGTCGGTGAGATTGCACTTGATCAATGCCACCGCAACCAGCGCAACACCACCGGCCACGGTCTCGAACGTAAGTTGTTTGAGCCCAATTGCCGGACCTGCCGCCATCGGAGGGGCAATTAAGATGCTGCCATCAAGTGAGCTTGAAAACTTCATGGCTTCGCTGATTGACGCCAAGGAGCGCGGCATGTCCTGGGATGATGTCAGGGGACTTATCCGCGAATTGGCCTCGATCCGCCGACAAGTCATGCAATTTGAGCTTTGTGTGGTGCCACACGAGGTGCGCGCGCGGGAAGAGCTGTTTGCACGAGGCGCTGTTGTCCACGAAGGCAACGTCGTTCGCATCAACCCGTTGCCAAAGCCGAGCTTCGAACCACCGAAAGGAGGTGCCGCATGATGCGCGCGGTACTTTCGGCAGACGGCGAACATTTCTCAATGGATGATGCCCAGCGCCTTGCCGCCTGCATTCATCAGAACAGCTATTGTTGCGGCCGCGCGATCCTCAAGGTGATGATCGACGTCGACCACTGGACGTTCATGGTGATCGAGCGATCTGAAGATCCCGCCATCGAGCCGAAGGTCATCGTACCGCCTGTCAATGTCGATGCCGCCAAGACCATCGCGACGTCGATCCTGACTGATCGCAGAAGCCTTCCCGGCGCGGAAACGCAACGCATCTTGAACTACCTAGCCACAGCGGTCATCGCATTACATGGAGCCAAGCAATGACAACCATTCCCTTCTGCGTTGGCCAATCGGTCGATGTCGAGATTGATGGCGCAACCCGCCAAGCCAAGGTCGAAACCTACCGCATTGCCGGTGATCGCCAGATCATGACCGTCCGCGATCATGACGGCCAAGCCATCACGCTGGTGGTCAAACTGCCGATCGCCGAGGGCGGCGACGCGCCCATTGTTGTTGCACCGGCAAATATCGGCATGGCCCGCACTGTGGCACTGACGATGCTTGCCGGCCACAGCACGCGCCTGCCAGTCACGGCAGAGGCCAACATGCTGGCTGCGGCGGTTGTCGCACTGACCGGCGGTGCCGCATGACCGGCGAGCCAGCGCGCCTGTCGGTTGGCTTCATTCTGCAACGGGTGGCCGTTGCCTATGGAGTGGATGTCCGCTTGCTGACATCGCCACGCCGCGCTCGCAAGATTGCACGGCCGCGCCAGGTGGCAATGTGGCTTTGCGCTAAGTTGTTGCCCGGCCATTCATTGCCGCAGATCGGCCGCGCATTCGGCAATCGTGACCATACCACCATTATGCACGGCATCCGCCGGGTGGATTTCCTGTCCGATCAGGACCCGGCTTTCCTGGAAACCCTGACCGCAATCCGTGACCGGATCATTGACGAGACGACAGCGGAGCCGGCCAACCAGGTGCCGATCGAACACCAGGCGCGCGACCTGGGAAAGGCCTTTACCCAGGTCGCCGATGCCTTGGCCAGGGCCAACCCAGAACTGGCGGCCAAGGCATTTCGCCGGCTGTCAGCAAGTCTCAAGCCATATCAATCGAGAGGTAACAGCCGATGATCGCCCGCCTATTCGGTTTCTTGTTCGGTCGCCGCCGCAAAGCGGAACCGGTTCCCCACTTCGAGCGGCTAGCACTCAGCCGCGCCATCACACTTTCAAAGAGGTAAATCATGGACCAGATCAAGCAAGATATTCCCGCCGGCTTCTGGATGGATAGCAAGGGCCGCATGGTCCCGGAAGCCATGGTCAACGAGGTCGACAAGCTGGAAGATCAGCTGGTTAAAAAGATGTCCGCCTATGCGGATGAGCTGTCGGCACAAATCGCGCGCTTCAAGGGCCATTGCTTTGACGATGTCGGCGCCTTTATGTCGCTGATCGCGGAGAAGTACCGCGCCGGCCGTGGCGGCGCCAAGGGCAACGTCACCTTCAGCACCTATGACGGTTGCCTCAAGGTACAGATTGCCGTTGCCGACCATCTGAGCTTCGGGCCGCAATTGCAGGTCGCCAAGACACTGGTGGATGAATGCATTGCCGAATGGGCGGAAGATGCCCGGTCGGAGATCCGCGTCCTGGTTGAACATGCTTTCCGTACCGATCGCGAAGGCCAGGTCAGCCGCGAAGCCATCTTTGCGCTGCGGCGCGTCAACATCCAAGACCCGCGCTGGCAGAGCGCCATGGAAGCCATCAGCGACAGCATCCGCGTCGTTGGCTCGAAAACCTACATCCGGTTCTATCGCCGCGAGACACCCCAATCACCCTGGGTGCCGGTGACGATCGATCTCGCGGCCGCGTGAGGTTTGCCATGATTGATCCGACATATAGCTCATTTGATCTCGTTAAACATCTGTATCGGCAGCGAGCGTTTTCCGTCCGCACCTTTGGTCCCGGCTCGCGGGTTGCTGGCGTGGTCGATCACATACGTAAGGAGCTGAATGAGATTGAGGCCAAACCGGATGATTTGAGCGAATGGGTTGACGTGGTACTGCTGGCACTCGATGGGGCATGGCGTCAGGGTTTCATACCCGAGGAAATTGCGCAGGCAATCGCAGAAAAGCAGGCAAAGAATGAAGCTCGCCGGTGGCCGGATTGGCGGACGTTGCCCACCGACAGAGCTATCGAGCATGTCAAGGGAACCAGCAATCAGGGGCGGACATCATGACGACAATCATCCGCAGCGTCTTTTGCCCCGTGACCGCATCCGAAGCCCGGAAGATGGTTGCCGAAGGCCGGATTAAACTGATCAGCGTTGCTGACTTCCCGCGCGGCGCACCAACTTATGACGCGAACAATCGATTGGCATATTTCGCGATCGAGGGTGCAGCTGCGGCCTTCGAGATGCTGACCGGCCGCGTCGTCGATCGCGTGAAGCTGGCCGATGGTCCCAAGGAACGCAGCGCGCTCCTCGGGGCAATGCAGCCGGCATAAGCGGCGGCCGTGATTAACTGCGATATCCAGCCTGGCCGAAGGTACGCGCTAGATCCAAAGCCAGGGTCGACAATCAATATCAATGGCGTCGTATGCAAGATCGTGATTGTCGACAACTGGATGGTGACGCTTCTAACGCCGAAGCTGTTCGCATTCGCCATCACCTATTACGACTGGAACCGCAATTTCGCTGAGTATGAGGTGAGCCAACCATGACCGCCCCCACGATCGTTGCATCACTTGACCTTGCCTGCTTCCTCCAAGTCGTCATGGCTCGCCGATCGGCCCTGACGACGACAGAGCGCGAAAAGGCACGCGCTTATGTCATTCGCGGCCTGGCCGCGCTAGTCGGCAACCCGCTGCCGGCTGGCGAAGCGATCGACAGCGATACCGCCATGGCCGCCTTCGACGCGGTGTGTGCGGCCATCGTCGATCTGGGCATCAGCAATGCCGAGCTGGCAGCACATTTTAACCAGACGGCCATCAGCCGCACTCATTGAGGCCAGACATGACCGACCAGCACCGCAATCAGGAAATTGCCAAGATCAAGATTGGTCAGAAGGAACTCGGTCTAGATGATGCCACCTATCGCGCGATGTTATCGACGCGCACCGGCAAGCAATCGGCCGCTGACCTGAATTCGGCACAGCGCCGGGCGGTCTTGGAACACATGAAATCGCTTGGCGCCTTCAAGGATCAGCCGAAACGCGCCAGGTCAAAGACGGCGCGGCTGATTCATGCGCTCTGGAAGAACCTTGAGACTGCCGGCGCCCTGCGGAACCCCAGCAAGCAAGCCTTGCGGGCTTTCTGCGGACGGCTGATCCATCCCAATCAAGAGAATGTCGAGGTCGATCCCGACTTCCTGGATATCGACCAATCGACCGTTGTCATTGAAGCGTTAAAAGCCTGGTTAAAGAGGGTTTCATCATGACAGACATCATGCGTGGCTGGCCTGCCAGCCTGGTCGAGATCGCCGAATTGATAGGTACCGGTCCAACACTCAATTTGGTCGATGCCTATCGCGGCCATGATTATTGCTATGTGCCCAAGGAGCCAAATGCGGCGACGCGTCTAGTGCAGATCGTCGGTATGGACGCCGCATCCAAACTCAGCGCGCGCTATGGCGGCGACAAACTCTTCCTGCCGACCCTGGCGTCGGCACGCCATCGCAAGCGCCTGATCGTCGGCGCCGATGGCAAGACAAGTGAAGTGGCCGCACTCTTTGGCGTCTCGGCGCGCTGGGTTCGGCAAGTGAGACAAGGCGCTAGACCTGACAGCCGACAGATAGATATGTTCAGCCCCAAGCCAAACGAGACGACTGCGGACTAACTATCTACCCGGAACAAGTGCCGGGTGCCCGTCAGGGCTGCGATGAAACATCATCGCTGGATGAAAATACGTCAACTCAAGAACTTTGTCATCGTCCCGACACTCAACTATGTCGGCCAAGGATTGCCGGGCTTCAATAGCCCGGCATCCATCGAACTGCTGCTTGGGACCATCGCCCAAGAAAGCCAGTTCGAGTATCTGGACCAGGTGACCGGTCCGAACGATGACACGCTTGGTCCAGGCATCGGCCCCTACCAGATGGAAGAGCCGAGCCTCAAGGACAATTTTGACAACTACCTGCACTTCGCTGACAACCGCGCGCTCTGCGATCGCGTGATGACGTTGCTCGCCGCGCGCCCTGCGATGAAAGAGCAGCTTGCCAGCAACTGGGCATTCGCGACCGCGATGGCCCGTATCAAGTATTGGCGTTCCTCAGTGCCGATGGCCACACCCGGTGACATTGCCGGCCATGCCCGCGTTTGGAAGCGGGTTTACAACACACCTCAAGGCGCCGGCCGCGAGGAAGATTTCATTGCCAACTACAAGCGCCTGGTGGCGCCGTATCTCTAGGAGACACCATGTACAAGCTTTTAAGCGTCCTGACGCTGGCCGGGTTATTCGGGATCGCCATTCTGGCGACACCCATCACTGATCGCCTTTTTGGTTTCCTGTCGCCGCGTCGCCGTGGCCTGGTTGCCAACATCCTATTTGCGGCCGCCGCTGTAACGGCCAGCTTGCTGTTCCCAATGGTCGCCTTTGCCGATGACGGAATCACCGCCGCCCTGCCTTCGACTGACATCAATCTCGGCAACATCATCCTGACGTTGTCTGGCATCGCTGCGGCCGTGCTGGCATCGGCTGCTCATTTCGGCGTCAGGGCACTGACCAAATTTCTGACGGCCAAGACCGGCATCGATCTCGACAATGTCACCCGGAGTTATCTCGATCCGGCGATCGACAAGGCGATTTCCTATGCGACCGTGCAGGTCCAGAAGGCTGCCGCCAATAACCTCAAAATCGACGTCCATAATGAGACAATCGCCCATGCGACCAACTACCTGATTGATCGCGTGCCCGACGCGCTGGCGCATTTCGGGTTGGACCAGGAGCACCTTGAGCAATTGATCGAGGCGCGTCTTGGCAAGTTCCTTGGCGTTCAGGCCACCGCCACCGGCACCGGGACCGCCGCAACGTCGGCCGCGACTTCGTCGGTCGGAGCCTGAGGATCATGCCGGCCTGGCTTCTCAAGATCCTCCTGTGGATCGTCCAAACCCTGGCCGGTCCGACGGCGGCGAGAGAAGCCGGCCGGCAGGATGCCAAGATCGATCAACTCCAAGCAGAGGTGAAGGTGAAGGATGAGCAGCTTGAAGTCGCTGCGGCGCCTCGCGCTGATCGGGATGCTGTGTTGCAGCGGATGCGCAACAACAGCCTCTGACCCTGTTCAATACGACGCGCCACCATTTCCCAAGGCTGGCCCCGCCGTTGGCAAGGAATTGGAGACGCTGCCCGAAGACAAGTATCCGGCTCTTTGGGACTGGCTCAAGCGCATCACCAACTATGCGGACCAAATAGGCGTTTCATGAGTGACGAGATCGACGACGCACAGCAGCTGCAGATCCAGCAGACCGAAATCGCCATTGCCGACGTCGTATCCCACGTCAAGGAAGAAGGTCGTACCGATTGCCTCGGTTGTGGTGGGCCGATTGATCAACAGCGCCGCTTGGCATATCCGGCGGCACGTCGCTGCATCGACTGCCAGCGGCGGCTTGAAAAGAAGGTGCCGTGATTGATGGAGGTCATAAAGGATTACGGTCCGACGATCTTTCTACTGATCGTCAATGCCTTTGTATTTTGGGTTTCCTGGTCGATGCGCAAGGCTTTTGCGACCAAGGCTGATCATGAGAGCCGGGGCAAAGAAATGACCGCCATCGCCAGTCGCGTGCAAAAGCTCGAACTCGTCATCGAGCACATGCCCAAGAAAGACGACTTCCATTCGCTACAGGAAGAATTGAGTGCGGCGAAATTTGCCATTCAGCAGATGCCGACCAAGGACGAGCTTCATGGCCTTCAACTCGAACTCGCGGAAGCTGTCGGGGAAATCAAGCTGGCCCGTGCCGAGTACGGCAGCATCATGGGCCTGATGACCAGGATGGAGTCCGTCGTGACGCGGCACGAGCAGATTTTCGTTGATGCAGCGAGGTCGCGATGAACGGAACAACTGCCGCCGTCGCGGACGCCTGGGTTCAGCACCTGCGCATTGCTATCTTGCGAGCACTTCTCGATTGTCCCGGCCGGTGCGCGCATGAAAGCCTGATCGTTGACCTGGTCAATGCCGTTCACATCATGGCGGATCGGCAGCAGGTCCGCTCCGAATTGATCTGGCTCAATGAGCAAGAGCTGATTGTCGGCGAGGTGAAGAGCGGTTCGATCGTCGGCGTTCTGACAGAGGCCGGCGGCTGGGTGGCCGAAGGCAAACGCGATCATCCTGGCGTGAAGCGACCGAACATCACTGCCGGCGTCGCGCGTCAGGCACTCTCAATAGCGCTTGAAGAACTGAAGCGCTGACCATGGCGCACGCTCAAGAAATCGTTGCCAAAGTCCGCGCGGCCTATGTCTACGACCGGCAAGGCCTGGACACGATTGCCGATCGCTTCGAGATCGGCATCGCCACGGTGCGGCGCTGGAAGTCCAAGGCGGAAGCCGATGGCGATGACTGGGAGCGCGCAAGGTCGGCCGCGCGCATGTCCGGTGATGGCACCCAGCTGATTGCCCAGATGATCCTGGAAGATTATCTGGCCTTGCATCAGGCAACCGTCGAAGGCGTCAAGGCGGATGCCGCGATTAAGCCGCTCGCCAAGGCTGAAATCTTGTCGCGGCTGGCCGATGCTTTCACCAAGACCATGGCGGCTGTTGGCAAGGCGAGCCCCGAACTGTCGCGCCTGTCGATTGCCACAGACGTGATGCAGCGTTTCGCCAAGTTCGTGACGCAGTCGCATCCGCACCTTGCTGAACCATTGCTTGAGGTGATCGAGCCGTTCGCGGCCGAACTCGCCAGGGATTACGGCTGATGTCGACCCAGATCAAAGGGAAGATCACCAGGAGTGAATTTAAACAGCTCATGGCCGATACGGCCGCAGAGCTGCGGCGTCGTATTGAGGCAGAGGTCACGGGCCTTGATGATAGCCCCACCGCTATTGCCGCGCGCCGCGCCAAGGCACTGGATGCGGCTACCGGCTACGAGTTCTTTTGCCAGACCTATTTTCCACACTACCTGAAGACGCCATCGGCAAGCTCACTGCATCGACACCTGTTTAAGCGGATACCGGAAATCTTTGCGGCGCCTTCGGGGCAGAACGACGCTATCGCCGCACCGCGCGGTGAAGCCAAGTCAACCTTCGTCTCTCAACTCGCCGTGCTTTGGGCCGTCGCCCGGCGCTGCAAGCATTATGTCATCATCGGCATGGACGCCTTTGACCAGGCCGCTGTGATGATCGAAGCGATCAAGGCAGAGCTTGAAGCCAATCCGCGTCTGGCACTCGACTTCCCGGAGATCTGTGGCCAGGGCCGGGTCTGGAAAGAAGGCGTGATCGTCACAAAGACCGGCGTCAAGGTCGAGGGTGTCGGTAGCGGCAAGCGATTGCGTGGCCGCCGGCATGGGCCACATCGACCTGACCTGTTCATTCTTGACGACATCGAGAACGACGAAAACGTCAAGTCGCCAGATCAGCGCGACAAGACCGAGGGCTGGGTCGATAAGGCGGTCATGAATGTCGGCGCCGCAGATGGATCGCTCGACATCATTTATGTCGGGACAATTCTACATCATGACAGTGTGCTGGCTCGAAAGCTGCGCAACCCCATGTGGCGGCACACGCGGCTTTCCTCGATCATCGACTGGCCGGTTAATTTGGCGCTCTGGGACCGCTGGGAAGAGATCATCCGCAATGACGGCCCTGATACGGCGGATCATTTCTATCGTGAGCACTGCGCCGAGATGGAAGAAGGCGCCAAGGTCAGTTGGCCAGAGGTAAGGCCACTGCTGTTGTTGATGAAACTTCGGGTCAAGATCGGCCGCGATGCGTTCGACGCAGAACAGCAGAACGATCCGCTAGGCAGCGAAGGCACGCTCTTTTCGACCGATCCGGTATTCTGGGTTGAGATCTGTCACGAATGGGTGTTTTACGGTGCTTGTGATCCAAGTCTCGGGAAGTTCAACAAGGGGCGTGATCCTTCCGCCATCCTGGTTGGCGGCAAGATCCGCGACAAAGGCATTCTTGACGTCATCGAGGCATCCATTCGCCGGCGGCTGCCAAGCCTCATCATTGAAGACATCATAAAATTCCAGGAGCAATACCGCTGCCTTAAATGGGCGATTGAAAGCGTGCAGTTCCAGGAGTTCTTTCGCACGGAATTGGTGGCGAAGTCGGCCGCGCGCGATATCCCCGTGCCGGCAATACCGGTCATCCCCAGCTCGGACAAGAACCTGCGCATCGAGAGCATCCAGCCACATGATCGCAACGGGCTAATCCGCTATCACCCGTCATTGAAAGCCCTGCTCGACGAGCGTCGTCATTTCCCAGAGCTGATCGGCGGCCACGAGGACGGGTTGGACTGCCTCGAAATGCTCTGGAGCATTTCTCAAGGCGGCTCCATGGCGGCCGGGGTTACCGTGGCGCCGACCGTTGCAAATCGCCGATCGTCATCTGGCACCATGTATGGGCGCCAATCTAACCGCATGTATGGGAGACGATAATGTCCCGCTTTCGCCGCGTCTTGGATGCTCTGCTTTCGTCAGGGGAAGAGGTGCCGGAACGTCAGGAGCCAGCTATTGCGAAGACAGCGCCGGTTCGCATCACCGAAAGTTACGGGACAACGATCGACCCTGACGAGGACGATTGGCGGCCATTAACAGGAAGTCGCCGCCGCCGCGATCTGACGCCCATCTCTCAGCATCGCATGCAAGAGCTGGCCGCCTATCAATGGGAATCCAATCGTCTCACCAATCGACTGGTCGAACTGCCTGTTGCGTTCCTGCTTGGCGAGGGCGTCACGCTCGCTGTTGATGATCCACAGGCGCAGGAATGGCTTGACGAGTTCTGGCTTGATCCGATCAACCGTCTTGACCTCAAGCTGGAAAAGCATGTCCGCGAGTTGTCGCTCTTCGGCGAAATCTGCCTTCCGGTCTTCGTCAAAGAGCTGACGGGCCATGTTCGCCTTGGCAAGGTCGACCCGTCCGCCATCATCAATGTCATCACCGACCCGGACAATGTTGAAACGCCGATCGGCGTCGTCGTCGAAAACCGGTCTGGTCACAAAAAGGTCTATCGCATCATCTATGACGGCCGTGACGAAGATCTGTTCGGACAGGGTGCCATCAATCAACGACGCGGCATGACTGCCGGCGATTGCTTCTTTTTTCGCGTCAACGATCTGAGCACCGGCCGGCGCGGTCGGTCGGATGTTCTGTCAGCGATCGATCCGGCAGACCAGTATGAGCAGCTGCTGTTTGGCGAAGGTGACAGGGCCGATCTGCTGCGCCAGGTCTCGTGGGATGTGACGTTGAAGAACGCCACGGCCGATGAGGTCAAGCAGCGCGCGACCGAGATCACGCCGCCGGAGCCGATGTCAGTTCGCGTGCATAACGATAATGAGGTCTGGGAGACGCAGACACCGGATCTCAGTTCGCTGGATGCCACCACCATTCTGGATGCCATCCGAAAGCATGTGCTGGGTGGCAACACGGTGCCAACCCATTGGTTCGGCGGTGCCGATGACGTCAATCTCGCGACAGCCAGCTCCATGGGCGAGCCGACCTTCAAGGTGTTTTCTCAGCGCCAGCGGCTCTGGAAGGCAATCCTTGAGGCCGTCGCCTCCTATGTCATCGAGCAACGCTTGCTGGCGATCTCTAGCGAGGTCGTTGGGCTGCGCAAGATGCCGAGTTTCAAACCCAGGGCTGTGTTCCCCGAACTGACCGCACGCGATACCTCGAAGTACACCGCTGCTCTGCAACAGGTGGTCGTTGCTGTCACGCAGGCGGTCGCTGGTGGCGTGATGTCGGAAGAGACCGGCGTCAAGCTGATTGCCATGGTCGCCGGGCAGCTCGGGCTTGAGATTGATCCGGCCGAGGAATTGAAAGCTGCCCGCGCCGATGCCGCCAGGCGCGCGGAGAACGATGTCTACACCGAACCGCCCGCTGTCACTGGCGAGCAAATATCTCAACCAAATCAGGATGCACTTTCATGAAGACATATCGAAGCCACAAGCTGGTTAAGGCCGCGAAGATTGTTGCCGTATCTCAGGATGGGCAAGCGGTTGAATTGACATTAGAGACCGGCAATACCCGTAAACACCTCGTCAACAATCCGCTGCTGGCTCGCCACGACGGCGACTTTCGAGATCTCGTTGGCTGGTATGTCGTCGAATATCAGGATGGCTCCCAGTCGTTGTCACCAGGCAAGGCTTTCGAGGAAGGTTATCACCCGGCCGCGTCGCCCAGTTTGAGCGGTGCTGATATCGAGGCGGAAATCAAGCGCAAGGGCCTGACGGCACCGCGCATCACGCCAGATGACATCGAGGCGCAGATCCTGACGACGCAATATCATGTCTTTGCCGGTACCACGTTGACGGTCTGTTGCTTGACGCTGCGCAATGGCTTCCAGGTGACAGGTGAGAGCGCCTGTGCATCGCCCGAGAACTTCGACGCCGAGTTGGGAGAGCGGATCGCGTTCCAGAATGCGCGCCAGAAGATCTGGGCACTGGAAGGCTATCGGCTGCGGTCGAAGCTGGCAGCGGCAGAGTAGAACGGCGTCACACGCTCAAAGCTGGGAGGGAACAGCATGTACGAGTTCCGCCGTTTCGGTTGCCTGATCAAGCACGATGGGCTGCCGCTTTATGCCGGGTCGCGTCTGATCTCGACTTACTCGATCGTTTGGTGGTGGCCGGCCAATTGGCTGTTGGTATTGGCGGTCCTGCCGACCGCCATCGTCCAGGCGGTAAAAGCTGATTGGGGCTGTGGGGAGAGATAGACATCAGGCGCCATGATCTATTGCATCGCCTCGATACTGACTTGCAGCGGCGCAACGACATCGCGCAAGAAGGCTTCCATCGCTGCCGCCGGCAAGGCTGGTGTGACCTCGACCAGGTTCCAATTTATCCCGGCATCGTCGCCGGCAAACACGCTGACTTGAATGCTGGTCACGCGGTGCAGCGGATCATAGGCAATCAGCTTGCCCATCAGGAACCGCTCCAAGGTTTGCCGATGCATTACCGTCTTTTCCAATTTTGCCCCACAGCACCGACTAATTGCCTACGCATCCGCCAAAATGCCTAAAGAGTCAACGAGCCATGACGGAAGACGAAAAGACGGCGGCCTTTAACAAAGCCAAGCGCAGCCAGCTCAGGGCCGGCATCCGCATCCAGCGCGACACGGCGGCGGAAGTTCAAAGGCTGCTTAAACAGGCCGAAAACGATATCAACACCGCGCTGGCCAATGAGCCGACCGACTTCAAGCAATTTCATCTGACGGCGTTGCGCCAGGCGGTGCAAAAGGCGCTTCGCCAGTTTCAACCAGGTGCCACCGACGCCTTGCATAGCGGCGCCGATCAGTCTTGGGCCGGTGGCGTGGCACTGATCGATGCGCCGCTATCGGCTGCCGGCATCGACCTGACCGGGCACCTGGTCAGCATCGATGTCAGGAAATTAACGGCCATGAAGTCTTTCTTGACCGGCCGGGTCACCGACATCACGGCGCAGCTTGCCAACCGCATCAATGCCGAACTAGGCGCTACCGCGATCGGCACACAGACACCCTTCGAGGCCGCGACCAAAGTTAGCCAGATAATCGAGGGCGGCATGGGGCGGGCACATACCATCGTGCGGACCGAGTTGGGCCGCGCGTTTTCGACGGCAGCACAGGACCGGCATGAGCAAGCCGTCCAGGTCGTGCCGGGCATGAAGAAACAGTGGCGACGATCGGGCAAGCTGCATAGCCGGTTCAGCCATGACGCGATCGACGGGCAGATCCGGGATGTCGATAAGCCCTTCGATTTGGAAGGTGGCGTCAAGTTGATGTTTCCCCGCGACCCGAACGGGCCAGCCAAAGAGATCATCAATTGCGGCTGTACCAGCCTGCCCTATATGGCGTCCTGGGAGGTCATCCGGCCGGGTCGCCAGGCGTTTTCGGATGAGGAGATTGCCGCCAGCCGTTCCAAGCGGGATTTGGCGTCCGGTTTTTAAGGCCGCTGGCGGCCCTCAGGCCATGCGCGCGCGCGGCTGGTAGCACCCAAGGCCCCAAAATCGCCACAGACCCGTTTAACCGGTGTTTAATTTCGGCAGGGATTGGGGGTCCGGCTAGGGGTTGTGGCAAAATTGCCATTCCGACCCCATTTCACCCCCTATCTGGGGGTGCCGCCCGGTCTTCGCGAAGCGCTTCCGGCAGTGCTGCCGGCTTATGCCGCCCCGGCCGATGCCCCAAGGTGACCAAGTCAACGCCACTTGGCAACACTTTAGGAGGCATTCCTTGGCCAAAGAAGACGCTAACCAGGCGACCGCAGAACAGGCCGCCGACAACCAGGCGCCGACCCCCAACGCGGCCCCGCGCGAGCCACACCCGGCCGCCACCGATAAGCGGGTCCCGGCAATCGCCAAGAAACTTGGCATCGCCCCCGAGACGATTTTCGGCGTCAACAATGACGGTACCGTCATTGTGACGGAAGATGGCCGCAAGGTTTCGGTGCCGGCATGAAGCTTGGCCGGCGTCTGCAATTGCTCGGCACGGCCGGTCTGACGCCGGCCCGCTTGCTGGAAGCCGTCGAGGTCGACCTGATCGCCTTGCGTGACCAGGTGCAAGGTGCTCTCCGCGAGCTGCTGAAGCTCACGGGCGATGATTGCGACCCATGGCCCTATGTTTCCGCACTCTATGCCGACAGCGTCATTGTCGACATGGATGGCAAGAGCTACCGCTATCCCTATGCGGTGGCCGATGATCTCACTATCTCGTTCGGCACACCCAGCGAAGTCGTCCGCGCCTTCGTTCCCGTCGATGTTGCTGATCCCGCCCCCGTGGCAGCGACACCCGTCGCCAGCACATCCGTGTTGATTGAGGCTGTTGCTGATGCCACCGGCCTGCCGACCAATTCTTATCTGGTCCGCGTCATTCGTGCCGGCCGTTCACTAAACGGCAACTACTATCCCGATGCCCTGTTGCGCGAAGCCGCACCCATGTTCGAGGGCGTGCGGGTCTTCAGCAAGTCAGACAGCGAGCACACACTTGGCCAAGGCAAGGATGTCCGCAACCTCATTGGCGGCCTCACCAAGCCGCGCTTCGTTGAGGGTGCCACGGCTGATAGCGGCGAGATCCAGGCCGTGATGACCTTGATCTGCGGCGACGACGATCCGATCGCCGTCCGTCTGCGGGAAGCCATCGGAAAGCACATGTCACACCTATTCGGCCTCTCGGTCGATGTCGTCGGCACTGCTAGCGGCACGAAAGGCAATCGCATTGCCGAGGCCTTCATCAAGGTCAATTCCGTCGATCTCATCGTCGAGCCAGGTGCCGGCGGCGGGATTATTTCATTCGTTGAAGCCGTTGTTACAGGAGAATTCATGGACCGCGCTCAACTGATCAACCTGATCAACACTGCCAATCCAGCCCTGTTGCAGGGCAAGGATCTAACCACGATCACCGATGCTGAATTGCAGACTGTGTTGACCACCGCCCTCCAAGCAACCACCAACAGTGTCGACCCCACTGCCACGAATGCCAACCTGACGGAAGCCGTGGGGAACCAGTTCCGCATGCGCGACCTGGTCAACGGCTCGAAGTTGCCGAATGCAGCCAAGCAGAAGATCATTCAGCAGTTCAGCGGCAATGCCAAATTCACCGAGGCGGCGGTTGTCGAAGCGATCAAGCAGGAAGCCTCTTACTTGTCACAGACCTTGGTCGGTCTCGGGGGCTCTGTCGCCGATCTTGGCGAAGGCACCTTCATCGAAGGTGTCAAGGACCAGAGCGAAAAGCACGACGACATGCTGGACGCATTTTTTGATCCACAGCACAAGGACCATCGTCACGCCCGTTCGTTCCGAGAGTGCTATGTCACGATGACCGGTGACCGCCAGGTGACTGGCCGTGTTGATCGCTCAACCCGCCTCACCGAATCCCTCGACACGACATCATTCCCCAATGTGCTGGGCAACTCGATAACGCGGCGCATGTTGGCTGACTACAATGTCCAGTCGAACTTGGACGCCTGGCGGACGCTGGCTGGCGATCCTGTGCCGATCAACGACTTCCGCACTCAAGAGCGCACCCGCTATGGCGGCTACGGCAATCTGCCGATCGTCAATCAGTCAGCACCATACACTGCGTTGACAAGTCCGACCGATGAAAAGGCGACTTATGCCGTTAGCAAGCGTGGCGGCACCGAAACCGTCACACTTGAAATGATCAAGAACGATGATGTCGGAGCTATCCGTCGCATTCCGACCGGCTTATCGCGCTCGGCCAAGCGTACCTTGTGTCAGTTCGTTTACGACCTCGTCGTCACCAACCCCGTGATTTATGATGGTGTGGCTCTGTTCCACGCCACTCATAACAATCTGAGCGTCGCTGCCGCTTCCGCGACTTCGTTTGCCGCCATGCGTCTGGCGATGCTCAAGCAGCCGCAGAAGAGCAGCGGCGAGGTCCAGAGCATTGGCCCCGCATACATCCATTGCCCGCTTGATCTCGAAGAAACCTTCCGCAACATGTTCGTTCGGTCGACCAACCTGGATAAGACATTCATCCAGTCGTTGGTTCCGACGATCGTCCCGGTCTTCTATTGGACCGACACAAACGATTTCGTCCTCAGCGCCGATCCAAAGGATCTGCCCAGCCTTGAAATTGGCTTTCTGGATGGCGAGGAAGAGCCGTCGATCTTTGTCCAGGACCAGCCTGACAATGGTTCGTTCTTCACCAATGACGTGATCACTTACAAGATTCGTCACATCTATGGCGGCAACGTGATCGACTTCCGGGGTCTGCAAAAGGCGGTTGTGCCTTAAGGCGCAATCGGCACCGGGTGAGGTTTCGATCATGCTGGATGACGTCAGGACATTGGTGCGCGACCAGATCCGCGACAACGCCGACCGCGTTGACGCTGAACAGGTCGACCGCGCGATTGCACTGGCTGTCATCCAGCTTGATCAAGACCGCCCATGCTCGGTGGTTCGGGATGTCGTTTCGGCTGGCGGCTACATGGTGCCGGTACCGACCGATGCCAACAATGTCATTGGCGTCGAATATCCCATCAACCGAAGCCCGCCAGCCATCCTGACACGACAGGATTGGGCGATCTATGCAGCACCAGCCGGCGCGCAAGTGCAGTTGGCCTATCAGACGGCCGCCAATAGCGTTGTCAGGATGACGTTGAATATTCCGCATGTCCTAGACGACAGCACCGACACCATCACGCCGGCGGCGCACGAAGCCGTTGCGAGTTACGCTGCCGCCATCCTGCTTGACCAGATGTCGGCCGCGACCAGTTCCGATATCGTGCCGACGATCGCGGCCGACACGGTCAATCCCGGCAACAAGCCGGACAACTTCGCGTCACGCGCCCGCACCTTGCGCCAACGCTACTACGACTTGCTTGGCATCGACCCGAAGCGCGTCAAGTCGGCGAGCACCAATGTCCGCGTGGTCGTTCCAAGCAGCACTGGCGGCCGCCGCCTGACGCATAACCGCCGCAGGACCTGGCTATGAGCGTCGAAATCAAGATCACCTGGCTGGCCGATCGCTTCACGCGCCTTTTTGAAAAGGCGCCAAAGATCGTCTTGAAGGAACTGGTTCCGGCCATGACTGAGGCGTCGGCGCTGCTGGAACGTGAGGCGAAGGAACGTACACCGACGAGCGGCATGGGCACCTTGCGCGACAGCATCGGCGCAATTCCAGTGACGATTTCCGGTCACCGCGTCTCGGGTGGTGCTGAAACCAGCCTGTACTATGCCATTCCAGTCGAACTCGGCACAAAGCCGCATTGGGCGCCATTGGAACCGCTGGTTGACTGGGTGGAGCGCAAGCTTGCCAAGCGCGGTACCGAGGCGCGGAGCGTCGCCCGCATGATCCAGTTGAAGATCGCCAAGAAGGGCACCAAGGGTGCCTTCATGTTCCGCGACGCCAGCGAGGCGATCAAGACACAGTATTTCGCGATGATCGCCCGCGCGCTCGACCGCGCCGAAGAGAAGATCGAGGCGCAGCCATGACGATCACCATGGAAGATATCCGCTTGGCGATCGGCAATTGTCTGGCGACGGTGCCCAATATTGGTGTCATCCAACCCTATGAGCGCTATGCAAAGACCGAGAAGGACTTTGCCGATCTTTATCTGCGCAAGGATGGCCCGCAGTCACGGGTCCGTGGCTGGTTCATTCGCCGCGTCACCTATCGTGAGACGCTGTATCTGGGGATGCAAACGGTCCTGCAATATGACTGGCAGATTCGTGGCTTCATGGCCTTGCAGGATGATCTCGCCAGCGAAATCGTCATGGACCGCCTGGTCGAGCTGGTCCGCTATGCCTTTAAACAGGATTTAACCCTGGGTGGTGTTGCGGTTGCACCGACGGATGCCAACCAACCGGTCGGCGTGCAATTGGCTGAGAGCGGCCCTGTCATGTTTGCCGGCATTCTGTGCCATGGCGTCAACCTGACACTGACAACCACCCATGCGGATGACCTGATCCCTGATCAGCCGGCCGTCCTCGGCGACTTCCGCACATGGCATGCGAATTGGGACATCCCGAAATTCGGCAACGTCCTGGTGCCACTGCCGGCGGATGCGACGGCCGACGCCACCGACAACGTCACCCTACCGATTTCTTGAACGGAGACAGCTTGATGTTTGTAAAGCCAGCGACCACCGGCCTGATGGTACCAGACCCCGAACGCCAGAACTGCCTGCCGGCAGATGGCGACGACGTTCCAGACACCGAGTACTGGCGCCGCCGTCTCAGCGATGGCGACGTCATTGCATCCAAGGTACCGCGCGCCGCCAAAGGTCAGGAGTAATAGACGATGGCATTGTCCTTCAATTCAATTCCAGTTTCGATCCGCGTTCCCGGCGTCTATGTCGAAATCGACAACACGCGCGCCATCTCCGGTATCAGCGGTCTGCCGACCAAGATCCTGGTCATTGGCCAGCGTCTGGCCGCCGGCACCGTGCAGGCTTTGACGCCGCAGCTGATCACCAGCGCCGACCAGGCCACCGCCTATTTCGGTATCGGTTCGCAGCTGAGCCATATGCTGGCTGCCCTGATCAAGGCCAACAACTACACCGAGACGTGGGCCATCGCGCTCGATGACAACGCGGCCGGTGCGTTTGCAACCGGCACACTGACCTTTACCGGCGCGCCGACTGCCAATGGCACGCTCAACCTCTATATCGCCGGGCGCCTGGTCCAAGTGGCGATTACCGCCGGTCAGACCGTGGCGCAGATCGCGACGGCCGTCGTGGCGGCCGTCACCGCGTTGACATCCTTGCCGGTGACCGCTTCGGCCGCTGCCGGCGTCGTCACCATCACGGCGCGTCACAAGGGCGAATGCGGCAACTACATCGACCTCCGGCATTCCTACAATATCGGGGAAGCGCTACCGGCAGGCCTGGCCTTGGCAATTGTCGGCATGTCCGCTGGCACCGGCAACCCGCTGGTACAGCCCGTCCTCGATCTGATTGGCGATGCCTGGTACACCGACATCGTCAACCCTTATACTGATGCCACTAACCTGACCGCGATTGAAACCAAGATGGACACGAATTTCGGTCCATTGAAGATGATCGACGGTCATGTTTGGACCGCTGCTACTGGCACCGTTTCGACCCTGACGACGCTTGGCCTGACGCGCAACTCGTCGCATGTGACCATGATCGGCGCCAAGAACTCGCCAACCCCGCCATGGGAATGGGCCGCCTGCCTTGCCGGCGTCGCGGCCTATTATCTATCGATCGATCCGGCGCGGCCGATCCAGACGTTGACGCTGCCCGGCATGCTGCCGCCGGCCGTGGTCGATCGCTTCACCTTGCAGGAGCGCAATATCCTTCTGTCCTCCGGCATTGCCACCTGGCGTGTGGATGGCGGCGGCAATGTGGTCATCGAGCGATCGATCACCATGTACCGCACCAATGCATTCCTGGCGGCCGATGCCAGCTTCCTTGATGTCGAAACCATGCGGACGCTGGCCTTGTTGCGCTACGACCTCCGCAACTTCATTGCCTTGAAGTATCCGCGTCACAAGCTGGCGCGCGACGGGACCAACTTCTCACGCGGCCAGGCGGTGGTGACACCGAAGACCTTGCGGGCCGAAATCATCGCGCGGTTCAAGAACTGGGAAGATCAGGGGCTGGCCGAAGATATCGACCAATTCAAGAACGATATCATCGTCGAGATAGACCCCAACGACCCGAACCGGGTCAACGCGCTGGTGCCGCCGAACATCGTCAACCAGCTCCGCATCTTCGCGGGTCGCATTCAGTTCCGTCTCTGAGGAGAAACGTTAAATGGCAATCACGGGCAATAAGTTCCTTGGCCGCGCGACGATCCGCGTTGACGGGCAAGTATGGGAGACCGCAGCCGGGGCAACCCTGGATGTCGGCGGCGTAAAGCGGAACACTGTCATCGTTGGCAAAAAGGTCGGCTATGCGGAAGAGACGGCGCCGGGAACCTTGGCTTGCGAGACAGCCTTGATGACCGGCATGTCGCTAGCGGATCTCCGCAACGTGACTGGTGCCACCATCATCTTTGAAGCGGATACCGGGCAATCCTTCGTCATTTCTAACGCCTTCATCACCGAACCGCCCACGATGAAGGACGGTGCCGGCGGCAACGTCTCGCTCAACTTTGCTGGCGATCCGGCGCAGGAGATGGCGGCATGAAGATCGTCAACTTAACCGAGCCGTTGGAACGCAAGGCCAAGGACGGCGACGAGGTCCTGGACAAAGTCGACAAGGTGATGGTTCGCCGGCTGAAGACCGGCGATCTGCTCAACGCGATCGATGGTGCCGGCGGCAAGGATAACCCCGGCACCTTGCTTCGCCACCTGACGTCAAGGGCGACGCGCTTGTCACTCAAGGAAGTCGATGACCTTTGCCTTGAGGACGGCATGGCAGTCATGGAAGCCGTCGAAAGTTTTTTGCCAGCTTCCCTGCGGACTGGGACGAGTGCCTTGAAGTCATCGCAGGAAGCTTCGGATATCCCCCCGACATCGACACCTGGGGACCAGAGCGCCTGACGTTCTGGTTCGATCGAGCAAGGAACTGGCAGCGTCGCCTTAGAGAGAGCATGTAGCCGTGAAACTCAGTGTCATCCTCGAAGCTGTTGATCGTCTCACCAAGCCGGTGAATGAGATCGCACGGCGAGTTGGTCGCCTCAACAGCGAGATGGGATTTGGCAAGATCATCGCTGCCGGCCAGAAGCTGGGGAGCGCCTTTGGCAACGTCGCAAAGGAAGCTCGGGAGGCCGCCATGCGGGTGACCGCCGCCGTCGGGGTGATTGGCGGCGGCCTATTCGCATTGATCAAGAGTGCGGCAGATGCAGGCGACGCAGCCAATGACATGTCGCAAAAGATCGGGCTATCGGCGACGTCTTTCCAGGAACTGGGTTACGCCGCGAAGATGAACGGCTCAAGCCCGGAAGAATTGGCGGACGGCCTGCGTGTTCTCAACAAGCAGGTCGTCGATGCCGCGACCGGGAACCAGACCATGGCGACCAACTTCCGGCGCCTTGGCGTGACGCTCAAGGACACCAATGGTAAGCTGAAGCCCACCGACCAAATCTTCGCGGAGATCGCCGACAAGTTTGCAAAGATGCCGGACGGTGCCAAGAAATCGGCGCTCGCAATGGCAATCTTTGGTGATGCCGGTGTCAAACTCATCCAGATGATGAACGGTGGCGCCAAGGGCCTCGCCGCTTGGAAGGACGAGGCGCACCGGTTCGGTGCCGTCCTGTCCGACGAAGCAGTTGGCGCGGCCGGCGATTTCAATGACAGCCTCGATCGGCTAGTCACCTCGGCATATGGCGTGCGGAATGCCATTGCGACCAAACTGCTGCCGGTGTTGACACCGCTCATCGGCCGCATGACGGATTGGATCTCGGCCAATCGTGAACTCATCGCCACCCGCGTCAGTGACTTTATCGAAGCAATACCCGGCGTTGTCGATCGGGCCACCAGCGCGGTGCAGGATCTCTATCAGAAGCTCACACCGCTAATCAACATCCTCCAACGCCTGGTGCAGTGGCTCGGCCCGGTCAATGCTGCGCTGGCGGCGATAGCTGTCGTCGCGGGCGGGAAGCTGCTGATCGCCTTGGCACAATTGACCTTGGCCTTTGGTGGCTTTGGAAAGGCCATTGCCGCGACGACTGTGCGACTGGCCGCCTTTGCCCTGGCGCCACTCATCGAGACTGCCACAGCATTCTTTAGCGCCTTGCGCTTTGGCATCGGCATCGTTGAGGCTTTCAACATCGCACTCGCGGCCAACCCTATTGGCCTGGTGATCACGGCCATTGCCGCCCTGGCGGCCGCCGTCTACCTCATCTATGCCAATTGGGACAAGATTGGTCCATGGTTCGACAAGCTTTGGTCGGGGATTAAAGACACATTTAACGGCTTCGTTGAATGGCTGGAAAAGTCATTCGTCGATGGCATCTTGAAAGCCTTCCGGGCGATTTCTGATTTCATCACACCAATTATCACCAAGCTCCAGTCGGCGATTGACCTTGGCAAGTCAGTATTCGGCTCGATCACCGGTGGAGGTTCTGCCGCGCCGGCCGTCGCGCACGGAAGGGGTGCCGGATCACTTGGCGCCGCTAACGTCCGTACCGCATCAGGCGTGGCGCGGCTCGACGCCAGTGGCACCATCAGAGTGGATGTCATGGATAATCGTGTCCAAGTTAAGGCGCGATCCGACGATAACCGCATGGACTATCGCGTCGATAACGGCCGGGTGATGTATGACCGGTAAGTCATGGCTTGATACCCTGCGACCGGCCAGCTTCCGGGGCGTGCCATTCGATGTTGACAGTTCAGATAAGGCATTTGGCCCGCGAACGATCACGCATGAATTCCCGCTCCGCGATGACGTCAGCCACGAGTTCATCGGCAAGCTGCCACGCACCTTCGCCATAGAGGCCATCCTGATTGGCGATGACCTCAACGACCAGGTCACGCGCTTTGAGACGGCGCTCGACGATACCAGCACCGGCCGCCTGGTGCATCCATGGTATGGCGAGTTGGACGTTGTGGTGGTCGGCGAGGTCCATACAAAGACAAGCAGCCGCGAGGGCCGCGTTGCGCGGATCTCTGTCACCTTCCAACTGGCGGGTGGTCCACAGTCGCCCGTCACCCAGATCGACACGGCCGCCACGGTCGATCGCAGTGCCACGGCCGCGCGCGATGCGGCAATCAGGGACTTCTCGCAGAATTTCACGGTTGATGACGTCCAGGACTTCGTCGTTGAACACGCCATCCGCGTCATCAAGTCGATGACGGGCTTGACGCTCGGCACCATGCGCGGCGCCGGCCTTACGTCCGATCTGTCACAAGGCAACCTCGCATCGACCGCCACGGCCTTATCGACCATCGGGCCAGCCGGCTTGCAAGACACGGTTTCGCTGGGCACTCAGATTGCCGACTTGTTCGCGTTCAAAGGCGTGCGGACCAAGCCGACGCTGCAAGCAAGCAACAGCCTTATTTCGTTGGCCGATCCGTCCGGCTTGCGCAGTCTGGAAGATCCACCAGCCGGTGTCACACCGTCATGGAAGCGCGCGGCCGTCAATCAGCAAAGCTTGATTGCCCTGGCGCAGGTGACGTCCGCGATCGAAGCGGCCCGCACCGGATCAGTCGCGGGCTGGGACAGTCGCGACCAGGCCATCGCCTGGCGGGACAAGGTGGCCGGCGACCTCGACGACGCGGCCGACACCGCCGGCAATGCCAAATGGGACAACACCTGGCGTACGGCCACGGATCTCCGCGCCGCGACCGTCAAGGATGTCGGCATTCGCGCGGCGCCGCTGCCAAAACTCGCAACCTATTTGCCGCCCGTCACGCTGCCGGCACCACTCATTGCCTACCGGATCGATGGCGACAATCTGACCACCTTGTTTGACCGGCAAGAGGATCTGCGTCGGCGTAACCGCGTCCGCCATCCCGGCTTCGTTTCAGGCGGCCGGCCCTTGGAGGTCCTGATTAATGGCTGAAATCAAGCGCGAAGATATCCGCTTGGCCGTTGATGGCGCCCTCTATGGCGGGTGGAAGGAAGTCCAGGTGGTGCGCTCAATCGAGCAAGGTGCCTTGGCTTTCACGCTCAAGGTCACAGAAAAGTGGAAGGATCAGCCGACGCGACGGGTAATCCGGCCGGGTGCTCCCTGCACGTTGTCGGCAACTGGCGATACAATCCTCGTTGGCTACGTAGACGACGTAACCACCGACTATGACGTTGACCAGCACACGGTTACGGTCGTTGGCCGCGATAAGGTCGGCGACCTGGTCGATGGTGCTGCGGCCGTCGATGGCACCGCTGAGTTCCTCAATCTCACGCTGCTGGATTTTGCGCAGCAGATTTGTGCGCCCTACGGCGTCAGCGTCAACGCCGAAGCGGATATTGGCGCACCGTTTGCTCGGTTTGCTGTCCAGCCTGGCGAAACCGCTTGGGCGGCGATTGAGCGCGCCTGCCGGCATCGTGCCTTGCTGCCAAATGGCGACGGCAAGGGCGGTCTGGTCCTTACCCGTGCGGGCAAAGGCGGCCGCGCCAGCGGATCGTTGGAACTGGGGCGAAACATCAAGGGCGGGCGCGGCACCTTCAGCTATCGCGATCGCTTCAGCCTCACCGTTGTCCGAGGTCAACAGGAAGGTGCCGACTGGCTGGACGGTACGCAGATCACGTCACCGGAAGGTCGCGCCAAGGATGGGACCATTACCCGCTATCGACCGACCGTGATCTTAGCGGAACAGGCCGGCAATGGTGTCAGCCTGCAAGAGCGCGCGCAATGGGAAGTCCGGGTTGCGCGCGGTCGGTCGCGCAACGTCGTCTATCGCGTTGCTGGGTGGCGGGATGATGGCGGTAGCCTCTGGCGGCCAAACACGATGGTGCGCGTGAAGGACGATTATCTCGATATCGATTTCGACATGCTGGTCGTATCCGTGAGCTTTGCGCTGACACTGGATGGAAGCCAGACCGAATTGCAGCTTTCGTTGCCAGATGCCTATGACCTGCTGCCGGAACCGGATGAGGCGTCGGCGGGCACGGGATTGTGGGAGGGGATATGAAGGCGGTGCAACGTCTCCTCGAACCCCTTCGCCAGCGCGTCATGCTGATGCTTGGTCGCGCGGTTCTGCAGGTGATCAACGACGACGCCGGCTTGCAGCGCGTCCAGGTGTCATTGCTGGCCAAGGAAACCCGCGACAGCGTCGAGCGCTTCCAGCAATACGGCTACACCTCTCACCCACATCCAGGTGCAGAGGCGGCCGTCATGTTCCTGGCGGGAAACCGCGACCATCCCATTGTCATCGCGATTGATGATCGCCGCTATCGCCTGCAATCGCTGGCGGAAGGCGAAGTGGCACTCTATACCGATGAAGACCAAAGCGACGGCGGCCACCGGATTGTGCTCAAGCGCAATCAGGAAATCGAGATCCACGCCGGCCAGAAATTCACCATCAATGTCGGCAGTGGCGCCAGCACGCTGACCATGACGCCAACGGGCACCAAACTGGTGACGCCAGATTTCCTGGCGGTGCAGTCATGACCGGTCTTGGCGTTGCGGTTCATTCGCTCGATGTCTGCGGTGGTCCGCAGATGACCGAGGTCAACACCTGGTTTCGGGTAGAGAACCAGCCAATCGTCGTGATCGGCGACCTGGTGCAGGCACATGGCGACCCGCCTCATTCGCCGCCACCGCCGATGGTTGAAGGCTCTGGCTGGTTCCGGGTCGGCAACATCCCGGTTTGTCGTCAAGGACATCACGCGGTGTGCGGTCACGCCACGAGCGGCCGCCCCTGGTTTCGGATATCGCCATGATCGCAATTGCCTTTGATACCGCTTCGCTGTCCGGCGATCTCGACCTTGGTCCATCAGGCCTGGCGCAAGACGACACGCTCACCACCAGCGTCCTAATCAGCCTGTTCTCTGATCGTCGGGCGCGGGCCGATGATCCACTGCCGAATAATTCCGATGGTGACCGTCGTGGCTGGCTTGGCGATGCGCTGGCCGATACGGAAGGCGATCGCATCGGCTCGCGCCTGTGGTTGCTCAAGCGCGAGAAACAGACCGAGGAGACGCGTCGGCGGGCCGAAGAATACTGCCGCGAGGCGCTGGCCTGGCTGATCGACGACGGCCTGGCTGTCCGGGTCGACGTCACCGCGGAATGGGTCGCGATGGGCATCCTCGGCGTCGAGATCGTCATCTTTCAGGCCGATGGCACGGCCGTCACACAGAAAGTCAACGTCGCAACGGGTGGGGTTTAAATGCCATTTAATCGGCCGACACCGCAGCAAATCAGAGACCGGCTGGCGGCAGAGATCGAGTCCGCCTTGCCGGGTGCCGATGCGCGGACACGGCGCTCGGTCGAGGGCGTCCTTGTGCGGGCCATGAGCGTTGCCAGTTATTCGCTGCATGAACATCTGGACTGGATTTCAAACCAGATCCTGCCGGATACGGCCGAAGCCGAAATCTTGGAGCGGCACGCCAGCTTGTGGGGTATTCAGCGCCGGTCGGCGACACCGGCTATTGGCACTATTCGCTTTACCGGCCTTATCGGCACGCTGATCCCAGCCGGGTCGCTCTTGCGACGTTCCGACGATGTTCGCTTTGTAACTGTCGCGGATGCCACGCTGACGGCCGTAACCATCGACGTCGCGGTGACTGCATCGGTGCCGGGTGCCGCCGGCAATACGCCGACAGGCAGCAAATTGACATTGGTGGCGCCGATCGCCGGCATTCAAAGCCAGGCGCTGGTTGTCGCCGATGTCTCAGGCAATGGCCTGACGACGGGCGCCGATCTCGAAAGCGACGACGATTTGCGGACGCGTGTCATCACCCGGATGCAAAAGCCGCCGCAGGGTGGCGCCGATTATGATTATCTCGCTTGGGCGCAGGACGTGGCTGGCGTGGCCGTGGGCAAGGTCTGGGTATATCCGGGCTGGATGGGATTGGGTACGGTTGGCCTTGCGTTCCTGATCAAGGCCGGCACCGGCTATGCCATTCCGTCAGCGGCCGACATTGCGGCGGTCCAAGCACATATCAACGCGGTGCGGCCGGTCACGGCACAAGTCTATGTCTTTGGCCCAACCATCTATCCGGTGGCCCTGACAATCCGGCTGACGCCGGATACCACAGCGACGCGCACCGCAGTGACAGCCGAACTGACCGACTTCTTCACCCGCGAAGCCGAACCCGGCGGCGTCCTTTACCTGTCCCGTCTCAGGGCAGCGATCAGCGTCGCGGTTGGCGAAGACCATCACGAATTGCTGTCGCCGACCACCGCCATCGTGCCACCGGCCGCACAACTGCCGCAGCTGGGCGTCATCACCTGGGACGTCGCGCCATGAACCAGGCGGCCTATCTCGATCAGCTGACGGCACTGCTGCCGACCGGGGATGTCTGGCCGCGTGACAGCAACACGGTGATTTCCCAGACGCTGGACATGCCGGCATCCGAGTTGGCGCGGATCGACGGCCGTGGCGATGATCTGATTGAGGAAGCCGACCCACGCACAACCGGTGAAATGCTCACCGATTGGGAGAATGTCGCCGGCCTGCCAGACCCCTGCACCGGTCCACTCGACAGCTTCACAGCCAGGCGCGCGCGCTTGGTCCAGAAATTGACATCGGTTGGTGACCAGAGCCGCGCCTATTTCATCGGCATCGCGACCGCCCTTGGCTATGTCAATCCGACCATTACCGAGTTCACGCCTTACACGGCCGACTCGTCCTGCACCGATATCTTGTTCACTGATCCATGGTGCTACGCCTGGCGCCTCAACATTCATGAGACGACGCTAGAGCGCGACTTCACCGCGAATTCCGGTTGCTCCGAGTACCTGCGATTTTGGGGTGACACCGTTCTTGAATGCGTCATCAACCAATTGAAGCCAGCACATACCACCGTCATTTTTGCTTATGGAGTTTAGAACGGCATGAAGCGCATCGATACGACAACGAAGGCCGTTGACCTATTCGGCGCCGGGAAACCCGGCTTCAAGGACGGCGACCCGGTATCTGGAACACCATCAACGCAGTTGAACGCTCTTTGGTTCAACAACGTGCAGGAAGAGATCGCAAACGTCATCGAGTCAACGGGCGTGGTTCTCGATCCATCGCACCGTGACCAGCTGCTCACCGCCATTCAGTCAATGATAGGCGGCGTCACGACAGGCAAGCTGCTGCGTCGGCGCAAGCTGATCACCAGCGGGACATTGGTCAAGGCAACTGATCTGCTGGCAAACGCGAAGCGCATCATCGTCTGGTGCTATGGCGCGTCCGGCGGCTCCGGTGGCGCGAAGGGCATCGGAAGCGCGGCACCACAAGGTGGCAACTCTGGTGCCGGTGGCACGGCAATGAAGAGCATTCTCGTCTCTGCACTTCTGGCCAGTGAGAGCTACATCATTGGTGCCAAGGGCATCGCGGGCACCGCGATGCCAACCGATGGCGGCGACGGCGGCAATACAAGCTTCGGTACGACACCGTATCTGAGTGCGACCGGTGGCAAGGGTGGCGCCAGGGTTGATGGATCGACTTGGGGAACCGCGACGGGTGACGGTGGCATAGGCCTCAATGGCGACATCAATCTCAAAGGCAATCCCGGCATGAATGCCACCTATACATTCGGTGCCCCGACAATTCTTACCACGACCCCCGGTGCCGCCAGCGTTGGCCCCTTCGGCTATGGCGGGCCACCCAGCCGCTTGACGCCACAGGCGACCGCCATCAACGGACAGTCGCCAGATGCGAATTCGGCCGCAGGCGCGACAGGTGGTCAGGCTGCCTACAACAATGCGTCATCGACAGCTGCGGGTGCCGCTGGCTCTGACGGCTTCATCATCCTTGAAGAATACGACGGCTAAGAGGTCAATCATGAGATACGTAATCGTTTCCGACGTCAGCCATCTGGTCCTCAACGCCATCGAGCTGGACGCCGAGCAAACCTTGGAATTGCCCGAGGGCGAATTCCTTATGCAGTCCGATACCGCCAACATTGGCGCGACCTATATCGCGGTGACCAATTCCTTCTCAATGCCGACGCCGGCCGCACCGCCGCTCGACTACCTGAAAGAACGCGCGATCACGACCATCGACAATGCGGCCGGTGCCGAGCGCGGGAAGTACATAACGGTCACGGCTGGCCAGGAGATGACCTATCAGGAGAAGGTCCACCAGGCACAAGGCTTTCAGGCCGATGTGGCTCCTGATGCAACAAAGTACCCGATGATCTATGGCGAGGTTGGCATAACCGCTGCCAGTGCTGCCGAGGTCGCGGCAACGGTGCTGCAATCCTTTGGCCAGTGGCAAGTCATCGGTGCCCGCATCGAGCGTGCCCGGTTGAAAGCCAAGAGGGATGTCACGGCCGCGCAATCGGCGGCAGAGATCGACGTCATCCTGGCGGCAATCGATTGGGCGGCGGCTTGAGGCGGAACTCGTTCCGGTTATCCCAGCCACCGCACTTGTGGCATTTGCTATGCAAATGATCAGAGCGAGAAAATGACAATCGCGGCCTATCAGGATCTGCAATGCGAGCAAGGTGCGGCTTTCGTGCGCACGCTTCAATTGAAGCGTGGCGGTGTCGCCATGCCACTGACGGGCTACACCGCCCGCATGCAGGTTCGGCCGAGCATCAGCAACAGCGCGGTCACGGTCGAACTCACGACAGAGAATGGCCGGATCTCGATTGATGCTGTGACTGGCACGGTCACCTTGCGCTTGACGGCCGCCGAGACCGGCAACCTGAAAGTGCCGAGCGACCGCGCCGGGTTTCCGCATAGTTCAAAGCAGGTTTATGACCTGTTTTTGATACCCTCGGATGGTGACACCTTCCCCATCATGCGCGGCGGATTTGAGATCGTCGCGCGGGTGACGAGATGACCGATCAGTCACAGGTCATCGTTGTCGAGATAGCGGAACAGCTGCCAATCGCTATCTCGATGGGCGAGGCACCGCAGGGCAATGGCGGCACCGGCCCGAAAGGTGATACCGGGGCAAAAGGCGATAACGGCTGGTCGCCGGTCTGGGGCTTGATTGCGGATGGCGCGCGCTTCGTCGTCAAGGTGATTGACTGGACAGGTGGTGCAGGTACGAAACCCGGCATCAACGTCTATATCGGTGGCAATGGCTTTGTCAGTGACATCGCCGCTGCTGCCGATATCCGAGGACCACAGGGCGTCCAAGGTAATCCGGGGGCGCAGGGTAATCCCGGCATCCAAGGCAATCCAGGCATTCAAGGTCTGCCCGGCAATGATGGTGCAGCTGGTGCTAATGCCTGGACGCCCATGCTGGCAGTGGTGGCTGATAGCGCACGTCGTGTGCTTCAAGTGGTCGATTGGACCGGCGGCAGTGGCGTCAAGCCAACGACCGGCCTTTACCTCGGGGTCGCGGGTCTGGTCGCGGATGTCGCATCCGGTGTCGATGTGCGCGGCGCACCGGGTGCGACAGGTGCCTCTGGCTCGATGACATTCACATCCGCCGCTGTTACCCCGACCGGTACGACGCAGGCCGCTGCGGCGCCGCTGACGGCCGTGTTCAATACCTGCGCGCCGACATCTGGTAACAATGCGGTCAAGTTGCCGCCGGCTACCGGAGCCGAGATCGTCTTTGTCAACAATACCTCGACCGGCTTTGATCTATCGGTGTTTCCATCCGGCACGGATGCGGTCGACGCCTTGACCGCTGGTGCGGCGAGCACCGTCAACAAGGGAACGGCGGCAGTTGGCTCGCGGGCGTCAACCATCTTCTATTCGACCAATGCCGGCAGCTATCGGACGGTCAAGAGTGCCGTCTTCAATAACAACACGCCGGCTGCGCTTGGAACGGCAAGCGGCGGAACATCGGCCGAAGCGGCGCGGTCCGATCATGTACACGCATTGCCAACCACCATGCCGGCCCCGAACTATCAGCCGGCCGACCAGACATTTACCTTAGGCGCGCCGCTCACCCTGACACATGGTCTTGGCGCTGCAGTGCGCCTTGCCATGGTGACATTGGTTTGTACCTCGGCAGATGCTGGCTGCACGGTCGGGCAAGAGCTTCTATTCGCCGCACAGATCGGCCCATCGACGATGGGCGCCACCATCGTCACGGATACAACGAGCATTTCGATCCGCGTCGGCGCGACAGCACCAACCGTCATTGACGCGACTGGCGCGGCCGTTATTGCGCTGACGCCGTCGAAATGGACCGTCCGCGTGAGGTTATGGAAATGACGGACCAATCCGAACAGCCAGTCGATGTCGTTGTGGATGTCCCCGACTTGGGGCAGACCGAACTTGTCGCGGATATTCCCGCTGAAGCGCCGATCGATGAAACGGTCGTTTGCTATGTGGATGCGGCCGGCCGCTTCATCGGTACATGGGTTGGACCACATGAGCCACCATCCGGCGGGATTGTCGTTTCGTCGGCGCCAATGGATGCCTTGCGAGAGAAATGGAACGGCGCCGGCTATCAGGCGGTCCCATTGCTCGATGATTATCAAAAGGCGGTTGAGGGCTGGCTCGACGAGACGGTCCAGTCACATCACTACAAATCGATTGAGTCGGTCTGCACCTATACCGCATCGACCAATGCCAAATGGCGGGCTGATGCCATCGCCTGCGTTGCTTGGCGCGATGCTGTTTGGGCCGCCTGCTATCAGTTGTTGGATGATGTCCAGGCCGGCCGCATCGCCGCACCTTCCATCCCTGCGTTCATCGCGATGCTGCCAGCGATTGAATGGCCGCCCGAGTAAGTGACGTCTCAATCAGCGAGGTACTGATGATCTGGCCTTTTAGTCTTCTCACCAAACCGCGTCCCGATCGCAGCGCGGCGACCACCAAAACGGAACTCGCGATCATTCAACTCTCTCTTAAGGTAGGACTGATGAACAAATCCGTCGAAGCCCTGACTGGCCAGGTTGCCACGTTGGGCACCAATCTCAACAAGGCGCTTGGTCTGTTGGGCGACTACAAAAAGAAGCTGGACGATGCGCTGGCCAATGGCATCAGCGAAGATCAGATCCAGTCGATTGCCGACGAGCTGGGCAAGGACAACGAAGCCCTTGCGGCGGCAATTGCGCCGGCAGCGACCACCGATGGTGGCGAGGCTGCGGCGACTGCGGCCGAGTAACCTGGACCAGACGATGAATGGCCGGCGGGAGACCGCCGGTCATTTGCTGAATATCGGAACTGCTTCCGCTGGCAGGTAGCCGGCGGGGGCTTGGGCTGTTAGAGCAGCCCAAGCCGCGTGTAGCACCACGCACGACCATAACCGGCCGAATCACGGCCGTCCCGCCACCCTGCAGGGCGGGCATGGAGTACCGATTAATGAGTAAAGAGTCTAGCGTGGCGGTTCGTCCGGTTGCGCCCTATATGGGCGGCAAGCGCAATCTTGCAAAGACGATCATCGCCCGCATTGAGAAGATGCCACACAAGGTCTATGCGGAACCGTTCATTGGCATGGGCGGCATATTCCTCCGCCGCCAGACCCGCGCTGCCGGCGAGATCATCAACGACTATAACCGCGATGTCGCCACCTTCTTTCGCGTGCTGCAACGCCACTACACCGCCTTCGTCGAGATGATCCGCTTTCAGCTGACGACACGCGTCGACTTCGACCGGCTGATGGAAACGCCGGCCGATACATTGACCGACCTCGAACGCGCGGCGCGGTTCCTCTATTTGCAGCGGACAACATTCGGCGGCAAGATCGCCGGCCGGACATTCGGCGTTTCACCTGATCGCGGCTCTCGCTTCGACCCACTCAATGTCATCCCCATGCTTGAGGATCTACACATCCGGCTATCGGGCGTCACCATCGAGTGCTTGCCCTATGCCGATTTCATCAGCCGCTATGACAGCAGATCGACGCTGTTCTATCTCGATCCGCCCTATTGGGGCACCGAAGACGTCTATGGCAAGGGCATGTTTGCCAAGGCGGATTTTGAGCGCTTGGCGGCCATACTCGACGGCATCAAGGGTCGGTTCCTGCTATCGATCAACGACGTCCCCGAGATCCGCAAGATATTCGCGGGCTTCAAGCTGGACCGCGTCTCGACCACCTACACCGCCCATGGCGGCGGCTATACCAAACCGGCCAGGGAACTGATCATCACCAAGGGATGATCGTTCAACCGGCCACTGCTATTTGACATTGTAAAGCACTCCCCGGTTTGGCAGTTTTCTGGGACTGTTATCTTATGAGGGTGAGATGAATATCAGGGTAATCAGCGGCCTTGCGGTCGCTCTCATGTGCTCTTGCGCGTTCACTGCTGCGGCTGATGATCAGAAGCCGATCTTGCCACAGTGGACGAACTACTCTTGCGCCTGGTTTACCAGCGACGTGGACGCGATCGGGGCCGATAAACTGGGCCTTTCAACAATGGACCGCGCGGTGAAATTGAACGTGATTATTGCCTTCACCGCTGGCTATTCGCAGAAGGTATTAGAGGCCAAACAGCCTAAGGCTGTGATGACCGATGAAATGGCAAGACCGGTGATCCAAAAAGTCCTAGCGGATTGTCGATCCGAGCCCAATAAACTGGTCATCGATGTAATCGATGAAGTTGTGGCAAATGTCGACTTCAAGGTCGACTAGGGCGAGAAATAGTTAACAAGGATTTCAACGAACCGCTTTCTCGCGGTTTAATCAGCCCAAAACGGCCGCTTTTGCGGCCGTTTTTATGCCCAAAAATCGCGATTTTTTACTGCCAAAGCGCACCCAAATTCCTGCCAAATCGCGCGCCGCGCAACACTTCGATCCCATGATGCGAACTTCGGTCTCCGCGACCTCGACGCGCTGGGCGAACGCGCGCAGGTGATCCCGCCGATAACCGCCCCCGTCGAGGCGGAGGCGCTGGCGCGCCACGTCGGCGAACCGGCGCACGGTGGCCGGCGTGACCGCCTGATTGCCGGAGCTTTCAAGCGTGGCTTGCGCCCGCTCGGCATCCACCTGCGCCTGGTCGCGGAGCGCCTTCAACCCGGCGATGCGGTTTTTCAGCGCTGGATCGGAGAGATCGGCAACGCCTGATTCGATCGCGTCATAGAGGCGCTTCAGTCGAAGGTCGGTCTCGGCCGCCCGGCGGTTCAACTCGCCGATATGCTCCTGTCGGCGTCCGGCCCGTTCGTGCCGACGGTCGAGGACGGAGGACAGCACCTCCTCCAGCCGGTCGGGCTGGAGCAACCGATCCTCGATATGGCCGGCGACGATGGTGTCGAGCTTCTCCATCGGGATCGAGCGGCCGGAGCAGCCGGTCTCGCCCTGCCGCGCCTTGATCGAGCAGGTGTAGTAGCGATAGCGCCCACCCTTACCGGTGCGGATGGTCATGGCCCCGCCGCACTTGGCGCAGAAGCAGATGCCGGTAAGCAAGGTAGGTCCGCTGACGACGCGCGGCGGCGTGACCTTGGGATTGCGCGCCTTGAGATGGGCCTGAACCGCGTCGAAGGTCTCAAGGTCGATCAGCGGCGGCACCGGGACGGTAACGATTTCGCTGACCGGCTTCAGTTCCTTGGTCTTGGAGCGCTTGTTGAACTCATGCTCACCGATATAGGTGCGCCGCGTCAGGATGCGGTGAAGCTGGCCGATGCCCCAGCGCCCGCCGTCGCGGGTGAAGATGCGACGGGCGTTCAGATGCGACACGATCGCCTTGACGCCCATCGGGCCGGATGTGCCGTTCCCCTCCAGCGCCAGCCGGTAGATCAGCCGCACCGTGTCGGCGTGCAGCGGATCGATCTCCAGCTTCTTCTTGGTCTTCGTCCCGCGCTGCTCGGCCGCGACGATGCGGTAGCCGATGGGCGGCAGCGCGCCGTTCCAGAACCCCTGCCGCGCGTTCTCCTTCAAGGCGCGCATGACGTGCTTGCCGTTCTCCTTGGACTGGTACTCGTCGAACAGCGCCATGATTTGGCGCATCATGACGTGCATCGGATCGTCGCCCATTTCCTGGGTGATGGAGACAAGTTTCACGCCATTCTTGGCCAGCTTGCGGACGTAGAACTCCAGCTCGAAGTGATCGCGGAAGAAGCGGCTGAACGAGTGGACGACGACGATATCGAAGGGCGCGGGCTTGGTGGTCCCTGCCTCGATCATGCGCTGGAACTCGGGACGGCGATCGTTGGTGGCGGTCGCGCCCGGCTCGACGAAGGTGTCGATAAGCTGGTAGCCGCGCGACAGGCAGTAGGTCTCGCCTTGGCGCTTCTGGTCGGGGATGGACACGTCATGCTCGGCCTGCCGCGCGGTCGAGACACGGAGATACAGAGCGGCGCGCGTGGCGATGCTGGGTGTTTCAGCGTTCAT